TCACACTGAGCCTTGTAAATGGCTCCATGCAGTTCATTACGCTGACAGGTTCCCCAACGATAACGATGCCAGCCGCATCAGCCGGTAAGAGCTTTACGCTGATCCTGTATACCGGAACCGGCAGCTATACGGTGTCATGGTCTACGGTTGCATGGGCGGGTGGCACTACGCCAACAATCACAACGACTGCCAGCAAGAAGGATATTCTGAATTTCTATTCTGACGGGGTAAATTGGTACGGGAGTATTTTTGGGCAGTCGTTTTAATGCAAGCAGCCTTTCTCTATAGGTGGACCAATAAAGCTACGGGGATGTGGTACGTAGGATGCCGCACGGCTAAAGGCTGCTTTCCCGATGACGGCTACATTTGTTCATCGAAGCATTTAAAACCACTTATTGAAGCGAACCCGTATGACTGGGAGCGCGAGGTTTTGATGTACGGCGGAAGTGAGTACGTTAGAGAAATAGAGGCGAAGTTCCTACAGTACTTAGATGCTAAGGCTGATACTACGTCTTACAATCGCCACAACGGCGACATGAAATTCCATACGATAGGGGCTACGCTTACCGAAGAACAGCGCCGCAAAAAGTCTGAGAGCTCCAAAGGTCGTGTTGTTTCAGAGGAGACAAAAGAAAAGCTACGTCAAAAGCGTATGGGAGCTGACAATCCGTTTTACGGGAAGCAGCACACTCCTGAACACATGGACAAAATTAAAGCGGCACTAGCGCGGGATAACCCAGCTAAACGCTCGGAAGTAAAAGCAAAGATAGCCGCCAAATCGAAAGAACGCAGCATGGATCACTTGTACACTGAGGAAGTGAAAGCTAAGCATAGAGAAGGCGTAAAAAGGGGCTGGGTTACTACACCTAAAGAGTGCCGCAATCTTATGTACGGCGATAAAAACCCCGCGAAGCGCGACGACGTACGCGAAAAAATAAGTGCGTCCTTGCAGGGACACGCTCCTACCAGAACAGGCCCCCATAGCGAAGAGACTAAAGCTAAAATATCAGCGAAAAGAAAGACGTACTGGGCACAGAAAAGAGCGGAGAAAATTTCTAATGTTTAGTGCATCAAAAACATCAGCACCGGCAGCTGGCGGCTTTCAGATTGCAAACAGCCTGCGCTTCAGATCGTCTGCTAGTGCGTATTTGAATAGGACTCCGAGTGTTGCTGGAAATCAGAAAACGTGGACTTGGAGTGGTTGGGTAAAGCTCGGGGCAATTGCCACCGCAGACTATGATTTACTTTCAGCGGGTACATCAGGCAGTACCGTTACTGTATTTGAGTACGGCGCAAACAGATTGCGTGTTGCATCTTTAACTGGTGGAGCATATATTGCTGATGTTTATACTTCTGCTGTTTTTAGAGATTATTCTGCTTGGTATCATGTTTTAGTCGCGATTGATACAACTCAAGCAACAGACACTAACAGAATAAAAATATATATTAACAGTGTTTTGCAATCTTTAACTGGGACGTATCCGGCTCAAAACTCAAATTTTTATGTAAACGGAGCAAACGTACATGAAATCGGTAGGCTTATTAGTGCGTCTAGGTACTTCGACGGCTACCTCTCCGAAATCAACTTCGTTGACGGCCAAGCTCTGACTCCAAGCTCCTTTGGTGAAACAGACGCTGTTACTGGCGTATGGAAGCCAAAGCGTTATTCCGGCACATACGGCACCAACGGCTTCCGGCTGAACTTCAGCAACGGCACTTCGACCACCACGCTGGGCTACGACTCATCTGGCAACAGCAACAACTGGACCACGAACAACATCAGTCTTACTACTGGTTCAACGTATGACTCAATGATTGATAGTCCTACTAGTTATGCTAGTGGTGCTAATAATGTTGGGAATTATTGTGTTTGGAATTCATTAAGTGGTACGGCTGGCACTACGGCCAATGGGAATTTGTATTTTTATGGTCCTAGTTCATGGAGAGGCATATTAGGAACTATTGCTTTTCCTGTATCTGGAAAATGGTATTATGAAATTACTATTACATCTGCGCCATACACGCCACGCGGTAGCAGCACTAGCTATAATTGGATTGGAGTAGGATTAACAACAAATTTTAATGTTTCAGCAGCGCCACCAGTTAATAATGTAAGCGCTGTTGTTTTAGGTGATAATGGTTATATAAACAATTTTGCCTCCAGCGCAACTGACACTGGAAGCACAATTTCTAATGGGGATGTGATAGGAATAGCTATCGATACTGGAGCTAACACTTATACGTTCTACAAAAACAATTCAAGCATAGCGTCTGGCACAATTGGGGTGACGGCAGGTACAAGTTTGTCTCCTATGGCGGTGTCTTACGATGCGTCCAATGGAGCAATGCAAGCCAACTTCGGCCAACGCCCGTTCGCCTACACGCCTCCGTCTGGTTTCAAATCCCTCTGCACCCAGAACCTCCCAGTCGTTACGATCTACAACGGCGCTCAGTACATGGCGGCTACGACGTACACGGGTACGGGATCGTCACGAAGTGTTGCTAACACCGTCAATGGTGTGAGCTTTCAACCCGATTTCATCTGGTTTAAGTGTCGTAGCACAATCAATAACAACACCTTGTTTGATGTGATTCGTGGGGTAACCGGCGCGCTTTACTCTAATACGACAAGTGCGGAAGTCGTAGCCGCAGATGGTTTCACAGCCTTTAACTCAAACGGTTTTGCGCTAGACAATAGCGGATCTGGCGGTAACGTAAACGTCTCAGGACGTACCTACGTTGGCTGGCAATGGAAAGCAGGCGGTACGGCTGTAACGAACACGGCGGGGAGCATCACTTCATCAGTGAGTGCGAATACGACCGCTGGGTTTAGTGTGGTGACGTATACTGGAACAGGTACAGCAAACTCAACTGTAGGTCATGGTCTAGGAATTGCTCCGGGTATGATCTTGGTGAAACAACGCAATGGATCTACTTACGCATGGAATAGTTACCATTCGGCACTGAGTCCGGGGTATTACATTCAGTTAAATTCAACGTCAGCGGCCGATAATTCTGTAGCAATTTTCCCATCTGGTGGCGTCACATCGACCGTATTTAACAATGGCGGCTCTGGGGCAACGATTTATAACAACGCTTCTGGTGGAACTTACGTTGCCTACTGCTTCGCAGCAATCGCTGGCTACTCAGCGTTCGGCAGCTTTTCCGGTAACGCAAGCTCAGATGGTGTTTTTGTCTATACAGGCTTTCTGCCAAGACTTGTCATGGTGAAATGTTCTTCTGGTACTGGCAACTGGTTCATGCTTGACTCGTCTCGCAATACCTACAATGCAGTGAACAATCAGCTTTATCCAAACCTCTCAAATGCAGAAACATCTGCTACAACATTGGACATTTTATCAAATGGGTTTAAGATGAGAACGTCATCAGATCCTAATGCTTCAGCGACTTACGTTTATGCGGCATGGGCTTCTAATCCGTTCCAAAACAGCCTAGCAAATTGAAAAATGCCAATACCAACTCCAATGATCGGTCGCAGGTTCACCCGTCTTCTTGTGCTAGAGCAGGATGGTAAAGGAGCAAATGGTTTTTTGTACTCGTGCCAATGCGATTGCGGAACAGTCAAAACTATATCTGGGCCTTTGCTTCGAGATGGTAAGGTCAAATCTTGCGGGTGTCTTAAATCAGAGATAATTACGCAGAAAAACATGACGCATGGAAAATCTGATTCAAGTGCATACCAATCTTGGCAAGCAATGAAAAACAGATGCTTGAATCCAAATCAACCGGCATACAAGAATTATGGTGGCAGGGGAATCAAAATTTGTGAGGCATGGTTTGATTTTGATGCATTCTACAAAGACATGGGCGATAGGCCGAAAGGCACAACCTTAGAACGCAAAGACAACAACCTTGGGTACAACAAGGAAAACTGCATTTGGGCTACGGTCAGTGAGCAAAGCAAAAATACGCGCCAAGTGGTCAAGCTGACGCATAATGGAATGACAATGGTAATGAAAGATTGGGCGCGGTACTTGGGAATTCCGTACCCTACAATTCAAGATAGACGCAGACGGGGTTGGCCTGTTGAGCGCATCCTTTCAGTTTAACTAGGAGCAACCATGTTTTATCACGCAGAAACCAATCAATATTTCCGAGAAGGGCTAGAATTTACGCTGAATGATGTGCAGCACCCCGCCAATTGGTTGAACCTCTCCACGCCAGAGGAAAAGGCCGAACTGGGTCTAGAGGAAGTCATTACGATCGGTGAGCGCAAGGATGACCGCTATTACTGGGTATCTGAGCAGCTAGTCGGCCCTGAACTCATCATCACATCGACCCCAAAGGATTTCGCCACGGTACAGAAGATGGCGCTGGACAGTCTGGATCAGCAAGCCTACTCGTTGCTGTTTCCGTCTGACTGGATGATTACCCGCAAGGCAGAGACAGGCACAGACCTTCAGCCAGAGTGGTCAATCTATCGAGACAGCATTCGCCTTGAGGTCATTGTGGTGCGCGGACAGATCAATAATGCAACGACCGTAGATGAGATCGCGGCCATCAAGCCCAACTGGCCTTTAAGCCCAGACCAGCCTGTAGTCGCTGAAGAGCCTATCAATGAAAACCAGCCCTGAGGGTATCGCCCTCATCAAGCGGTTTGAGGGCTGTCGGCTAGAGGCGTACCTATGCCCTGCAAACGTGTGGACGATTGGTTACGGCCACACAGGTTCAGATGTGGTCAAGGGTCTCAAGATCAGCCAGGAAACCGCTGACATACTACTGCGCCGGGATCTGGTCAAGTTCGAAGCCGCTGTTGAACGTGCGGCTGGGCCTGCGTATCAAAATCAGTTTGATGCAATGGTCAGTCTTTGCTACAACATAGGTCCAGCGGCATTTGCGAAATCGTCCGTGGCGAGACTGCACAAGAACGGCCAGTACGCCAGCGCAGCACAGGCGTTCCTGCTCTGGAACAAAGGCGGTGGCAAGGTACTGCCGGGGCTGGTCAAACGCAGGACCGCAGAACGGAATCTTTACTTGGGAGAAGCAGATGTTTAGAAAATTTGGTATCGCACTCAACCAGAGGTCAACATGGGTAGGATTGATCTGGATTTTGACCGCATCAGGGATCAGCCTCGATCAGGAACAGATGGACGGCATCATCACCGCTGGTCTGGCGCTGTCAGGTCTGTTGGGTCTTTTCTGGAAGGACTAGGGGAAATGGCGCTCATGGCCGAATGGATCAAGGTAGGCTTGCCCGTACTAGCGGCAATCCTCTCTGCTTACGTCATGATACAGGGCCA